AAGTTTCAGCAGTGATGAAGACAAACCAGGAATTAAAATATTTACTGCTTCGCTAGACCCAGAGAGTAAATTTTATATTGGAAAGTTTTTAAATTCAAACCCAGACTTATTTGCGCAAGAGCAACATCTTTTATATGCAGACTTTCCTGTTGAAGCTGAAATTGCAAAAACGACTTATAATGCATCGCTTGGAACAGTAGGAGTTTTATCTGGATCAACAGGAACTAGTCAAAACAGCGGGTTAAGCGGAACAGAGTTTAGAGACTTATTTGGAAGATTTGACACAAGATACCAGACTTCTAAAACTACTTCTTTTATATCACAACCTTTTGGAAACAAAGAGTATGATTTATTTCATTTTGAATCATTAGATGATGGAGAGGCAGGAAACAAAAGAGTGAAAGTTTCTATCTCTAATATTAGGAAGTCTACTAATGTTAAAGATCCTTACGGGACTTTTACAGTTCTAGTTAGAGACTTTTATGACTCTGATACTAATATGAAAATCTTAGAACAGTTTGGGCCTTGCTCTTTAAATCCGGCTTCAGAAAATTATATTGCTAACTTAGTTGGAGACTATAAAGTTTATTTTAACTTTAATGCTAGCGATGAAAATGAAAGAAGACTTAACATAGAAGGAAAAAGACCAAATAAATCTAGATTTGTTAGAGTTGTAATGAGCCCGAATGTAGAAGATAGATTAATACCAAAAGAGACTCTGCCTTTTGGTTTTAGAGGTCTACCTTTACTCAAAACAACTGACAACCTTAGTGATGAAAGCACAATAATATTAGAGGGTGCACTTGATAGAGCAAGGTTAACGTTGGTTAAAGGATCAAATAACATTCCTTTAGAATATTCAATATTACCACCTGTCCCTTTTAGATTTAAGTCAACAAGAGGTCCGGTTTTAAAATCTCCAAACCCTAGTTTTACAGGTCAACCTAGTACATCAGAGATAGCAGACGCTAGATATTTTTGGGGAGTAAAGTTTGAATCTATAGCTCCTGAAAGATCTGTTTCTGACAGTTTGTTAAAGTCAAATGTTTCAGGTAGAAGAAATAAATTGATTGATTCTTACACTAAGTTTTTAGGAATTCAAAAATTAGATACACTAGTAACGGGATCAGGAGCAGACAGCTTTAATGACAATAAATTTACTTTAGCAAGAGTAGCTTTTCAAAATACAATTTCTTTAAATACAACAATTGCTGATTCTATCACGTCAGCAATAACAGGATCTGCTGAAGAGCATATTAGAGAAGCAGCTTATATTAGGAACGGTGAAGTTGAATCTAAAAATTATACTATTACTGATACGAATGGTCAAAGAGCAACATTTGCAACTTTGGCAGCTGCGACTGATGAAAAATTCTTTAACAGGTTTAGTAACTACGCTAAATTTACTAATATTTTCTATGGAGGATTCGACGGTCTAAATATCTTAGATCAAGATCAAAGATTAATGAATGACAGAGCAGCTTCTTCTGAGGCTGGTGGCAAAGCAACTGATGATGTCATATCTCACGTTCATTTACATGAAGACTCTGCGCCAGGTGTAAGTAAAGATAACAATATAGTCAACTCTTATAGGACAGCAGCTCAAATCATGACTGATCCTTTTTCTTCAAGAGTTAACATAATATCAGTCCCGGGAATCAGAGACCCTTATGTGACAGACTACGTAGGAGACTTAACAAGAGAATACAGTAAAGGCTTTTATGTTATGGATATTCCTTCTTATGACGATAATGATGATAGAATTTTTTACGCTTCAGAAAAGCCTAACGTAAGAAAGACAATTGAGAAATTTGAAAGTAGAAGAATTGATAATAACTACTCAGCAGCATATTTCCCTGATGTGGTTTTCGATGACGATATAAATAGATCAACAGTTAATGCTCCAGCTTCAGTTGCAGCATTAAAAGCATTAGGGTATAACGACGCAGTTGCATTTCCTTGGTTTGCTCCCGCTGGATTTAATCGAGGGGCACTAGATAACGTCTTAAATACGAAAGCAAGACTAAACACAGCTGATCGGGATGCTTTATATGAAGCTAGAATCAATCCAATCGCTACTTTTCCTAACGGAGGATTTGTCATCTTTGGACAAAAAACACTTCAACAAGACCGGTCTTCTTTAGATAGAGTTAATGTTAGAAGAATGTTATTGGAAGTTAAAAGAATTATTTCAGATATCGCTAGCAAGCTAATTTTTGAACAAAACACACCTCAAACTAGAGCAAGGTTCGTAGCTGAAGCTACTCCTCAATTAGCAACAATTCAAGCGCAACAAGGAATTGATCAGTTTCAAATCATTATGGATTCTTCTAATAATTCTCAAATCGATATTGAGCAAAATAAAGTTAACGGAAGAATTGTTCTGGTTCCAACTAGAGCAGTTGAGTTTATTGCAATAGACTTTATTGTAACAAATTCAGGTGTAAGCTTCGAGTAATAGATAATTAAAATAAAATGGAGAATTTAATATGGCAGAATTAACTTTTAAATCAGCAGGAGTTAGCACAAGAGAAATTGATCTTTCTCAACCTACTTCAACAGGACCAGTTGGCGTTCCTGCTGGTATTATTGGCACCGCAAACGAAGGACCAGCGTTTGTCCCTTTAACTTTTGCAAACTATAGCGAGTTTGCTTCTACGTTTGGGACTTCTGATGGTGAAAAATTTGGACCGCTAGCAGTTCAGCAATGGCTTGCAAATTCTCAAGCTGTTACTTATATTAGAGTTTTAGGAGCAGGAGACGGAACTAAAAGGTCTTCTTCGACAGGAAACGTTAACAAAGCAGGGTTCATTGTAGGAAATGAGACAATTCAATCAGACGGGCTATTTAAATCAAATCCGTATGCTGCAACAAACAATGGCACAGGAGAAGTAGAAGGTAGAACTTATTTTCTAGGCTGCTTTATGTCTGAATCGAACGGGTCAACAATTTTTAGTTCTGCAGGTATTCAAGAATCAGGTGAGAATCAATCTGCTCCTATTCTTCGTGGAATTCTTTTAGCACCGAGTGGAGTTATCTTACATCTGAGCGGGAATGACAGCGTATCAAACACGCCTGTAAAAGGAGAAACTGCTAAATCATCAAACTCAGACGTTAAAGGTCGTCATGGAGACATAACCGGATCACTAAATTTATCTTCTCAAGAATTTGTTATGTTAATGAATGGTTATTCTAACTCTGATTCTGGTAAAAAAACATATATAACTGCATCTTTTGACATGACTAGCCCTAATTACTTTGGTAACGTATTCAATACAGACCCACTTAAAATTGAAGAGGAAGGGCATTTATTATACGGAAGGTATGATGTTTATTCTAGTCTAGCCAGCGTAACTGGAAGCGGTGTGATCACTCAAGGAGAATACTCTAAAGGCGTAAATGACGCTAGCAAAGAAGACATTGTTTTTTTAACAACCGGTTCTTTAAGTAGAAACACAGGAGATTCTACACACGTAAACTATGAGTCTTTTGAAGATAGATTTACACATGCATATACTCCTTGGGTAATTTCTCAAAATTTAGGAACAAACAAAAAACTATTTAGGCTTCATATGTTGTCAGCAGGAGAAAACGTTTCTAATAAATATAAATTCTCAGTTGAAAACATTAGAAAATCAAACACTCTAACAGAAGAATTTGGAACTTTTGACCTGGTTATAAGAGACTTTAATGACACTGATGAAACTCCTGTTGTTTTGGAGTCTTTTAGAGGACTAAGTCTAGACGTATCCTCTGATAGATATATTGGACGAGTCATTGGTGACCAACATATTTACTTTGATTTTGACAACGATTCAGAATCTCAAAAAATAATTGTTGAAGGAGTTCATCCTGTTAGATCAAGGTTTGTTAGGGTAGAAATAGCTGAAGATGTCTCAAATGGCTTTATCGATAAAACAGCACTACCTTTTGGTTTTAGAGGACCAAACTACTTGAATACTAGCGGGTCATTTTTAACAGACTGTCCTGACCCAACTTTTACTTTAACCGAACCGCTGGCAAGAGTGAAAGAACCACCTATTCCGTATAGAGAAACAATTTCTCAGGGTGTCGGGATTCAAAAGAGAGTAGACAATAGATTATATTGGGGCGTTCAGTGGTCAAAGAAAACAAGCTCGACTCTTCCTAACAAAGTAGCTAGTCAAGATTTATCTTTACAAACATACGTCAAACATTTTCCGACTCATAGATTAAACGAAGTAAAATTTTCAGAAGGTGATAGCAACAACAGCGACTTATTCAACTATAACAAGTTTAGCTTAGAAAACATATTGGTAAGGACAGGTTCAGACACGTATGCAGATGCTTCGCAATGGTTAAGCGCTTCTTACGTCAGAGACGGAAATATTACTGCTAATGATGCTGATAAAACACGCGCATTTTCAGTAGACGATTTAGGAAAGGCAGGAAACATTAAATACGCTAAGTTTACTTTCTTTGCACAAGGTGGATTTGATGGAAATAACATTTTTAACGCTGATAAAAATAAATTAACTAATAACGCATTACACAGAGAATTTAAAAATGAAGGTGGCTTTAATAATAACACTGCTATGTCATATAGAAAAGCTATTGATATTATGTCATCTAAAGCTGATGTTGACATTCAATTATTAGCTATTCCTGGTATTAGAACCAAAGAAGTGACAGATTATGCAATTGGCAAAGTTGAAGAAAGATTTGATGCAATGTTCATCATGGACATTGAAGAAAAAGATCAGTATAACTCATTCATAACATCATCAATACAAAAGCCTCACGTAGGTTATACAGTTTCTGAATTTGAAAACAGAGCTTTAAACAGTTCTTTTTCAGCTGCTTATTTTCCTGACGTTGTAATTCAAGATTCTGCAACTCAAACTTTAGTTCAAGTTCCACCCTCAGTTGCTGTATTAGGAGCTTATTCATTAAATGATAAAGTTTCTCACCCGTGGTATGCTCCTGCTGGCTTTTCAAGAGGAGCGTTAGACACAGTTGAAATAACTTCTGTAAAGCTTAATAGAACAAACTTAGATGATCTTTATGAAGCTGACATTAATCCAATTGCTGAATTCCCAGGAATAGGAATCACAATATGGGGGCAGAAAACATTGCAAGCAGCAAACTCTGCTCTAGACAGAATTAATGTTAGAAGACTACTAATTGACGTAAGAAGAAAAGTTAGAAACATTGCTAATTCATTGCTTTTCGAACCAAACAGAGAAGAAACATTAGAAAGATTCTCTTCTTTAGTTAATCCAATTCTTCAAAGAGTTCAAGCGCAAAGTGGAGTTGAAAGATACAAAGCCGTTATTGATACTTCTACTACTACTCAAGCTGACGTTGAAAACAATACTATTCGTGGAAAGATTTACTTACAACCGACTCGTTCGGTTGAATTCGTTGCTTTGGACTTTGTTGTTACAAATGCAGGTTCAAATATTTAATTGATAGATATATAATATTAAAAGGAGACTATAATGGCAGAAACACTATCAGTAACAGATTTACTACCAAATAAATTTGAACCTAAAAGAAATTATCGATGGGTTCTTGCAATAGAAGGGATTGATGCGTTCTTAATTTCAGATGCTGCAAGACCAACAATAAAAATCGGTGAAAAGAAAATTGATTTTATTAACAGTTATAGAAACATTGCAGGAAAATTAACTTTTTCTGACATGTCTGTTAAGCTTCATGATCCTATTGCACCTTCTGGAGCACAACAAGTAATGGAATGGATTAGAACACATTATGAATCTGTTTCAGGTCGTGCAGGATACGCTGACTTTTACAAACGTGACATACAATTAAAGATGCTTGATCCAATCGGGACTGTTGTTGAACTTTGGGATATCAAAGGGGCATTTTTAACAAGTGCTGATTTTGGCAGTCTTCAATATAGTGGTGAAGAAATCATGACAATTACTTTAAACGTA